CCCCGAATACGCTAACCCCATAACTAGAAATACCGTTACGTTCGCAAACTGCGTGAGCAGCTGCGTAAAAGATTAGAGACTCAAGCTCAAAGGTGAAACCGTTCCCCATTGTGGAGAACTTCTCCCACCTAAAAACGTTACCGTCCATAGTGCCATATTTGGACCGACACGCATCCATTACCAAAAGCCACCTACGAGGCATTATTGCCTCGACAAGGACCCTCGAGATGGAATCGCTTGCGCTTGAAAAATCTACCGTAGCGAACGCATTGCTTAGGCTAGAAGCCTCGGCTGCGCGAGCATTTATCGATTGATCATTCAGATCGATGCCAACCCGAAGCAGACGACGCCGAATCATAGCACCAATTCCCTTTTGAAACCAGAGGTTAACCCCTGGTTCGATGGCAATTACGCGATCTGATTTAGCGTCCTTCGGGACCGTGACAATCTGATTACCCCTCTCCTCTTCCCATCCAACGGGCCCGATGTGTGCAGCCCAACTAGGATAAGCGGAGGAAAACCAAGGGGAACAGAAGTCATAGAGATCATTGGTAATTCCAACTTCATGTTGGAATTTATTTTCAGCCGAGATATACATTCCTTTGATTCGGTTTGTAGATCCAGGCCCCCAATAGGAGCTATTAACAAATTCTTCCGGATTAAAAGATCCTAAAATCCTAGCTATTTTCCTACGCATGCTTGAGAGCATTTCGTAGTCGCCTTCCAGTCCCGGTTGGGATATGGAGGCGAGGCTAGAGAAAGACAACCTTTTATTGGTTTCCCGGCACAGCTCCTCGAATTCGAGGAATTTCGTCTTTGCGATCTCTTCTCGATCAAAACTGGTCGATAAGAAACTTGCTTTGGACAGAAATTTTGTGGCTGTATAGTCTGCTCGGAAATCAGCAGAGCTTGGGATGGGGCCGTGAGGCCTTTTTCCAAAGGATTTGCACAGTGCAAACCAATGGAATTTCCCAAGGTTTCCAACGTAACAAACAGGATCACATCCAAGGCCGACGAGTTGGTCATGTTCATTTTCTTTGAACAGGAGCCAGCAGGCCAGACTACGAGGAGAATCAATAGCACTAAAGAATTGAAATATGGCCTTTTCAGTAAGGCCGTGCTCCAACCGGACCGACCGCGATAATCGCAGGAGATCACTTTTCTTAACCAGAGTCTTAGAAGACATAAGGAACCTTCTTTCATAAAAGATCGGATGGAAATCAAAGGGTTAAAAGAAGCCCTCTAATTTCTCGACCGAACCTGCAATGGCACTCGCCGAAAGAGCGTTGCGGACAAAAGCAATAAGATTCTTGCGATCGTCTACAGACCCTCCTTCCGGCATTATGAATGTCAATTCTGCAGAATGAAATTGCGTAAGTTGTACGGCTGAAGAGCCGGGAACAACCGACACAGTCGGGAGTGTGAACTTCAATTTAGACTTATACACTCGCGGCGCTATAGCCCCCTTTTGTGAAGAAGGAGGCCGTGACGGCGAGGAAAACGTATAAGTGAATTGACCATAAGACAGGGGCGATGAAACGCCCGGTGTCAGGCTGCGAGCCTCCCAACCAACAAGGCTGACGGAAGTCGGTCCAGATGATGTCTCTCTACGTGAGGGGTCGAAAACGATCCCTATCGGCGGAGTAACACCATTGTTAAGGGTAAGTTGTGATAAAGTTGGCATAATATTAGCCTTTTTTAGATCGTGCGGTTAATAACGCTAAAGCGTTAACGAAATGTTCCAACGAAAGAGGATTCTTAAAGTCCGGTAATACAGGACCAGGAAAGTCAACAGTTGGACGACGTATGATCTTGAAGAAGTTAGCCTCCGCTTCGTATTGCACAGAAGCGGCATGTTGACCTCCAATGTCGGTTGAACTAGAAGTCCAATCGGCAGATTCTAAAGCCTGCGATTCAATTACCAATGTCTCCCAACCGGTCACAAAATTGCAACCGAGAGAAGCATCAAAGGTAGAAAGAAAAGCACCAATAGGCAAGAACCAGTCAACAACAAAAGACCAGGGGGTTAGCTCCCATGCAATAGTGGCAGGGTTTGTTATACCGAGCTCACTTAAGGTCTTGATAGCTCCCGAGGTGTTTAAGCTATAGGTGAAACCAGCAGCGAATTTTGCAACGATTGTCTTTGATAAAGCAACATCATTGATTCTCGTTGTTTCGCTATATGTTTCGGTAACCCTATGGCGGACAGACCTCTCCTTTGGGAGTTCGCGATGCAAAGCATTGGCTAAAGCCTCGCAAGCACCGTAAACATCGTTTAGCAAAGGGCGAACGCCGTACTGTATGGCAAGAATGCGTCGAGCATTCGAGACAGTAGTTCGGCGCATAGCTTCCATAAGGCTCTTCTTGTTCTTTTTCGGAATAAATCCCGAGCCAGCAACGAGAGCCCCAACTTTCCGCCAGTCTTTCTGTTTGGCAGCTGAAATAAGACCAATTAAGGACTTAATAGATCCAGTGACCATATCGATAGTCTGTTGTCGTTCGGCAACCGCTTGAGCTAGGTTCACTTTGTCATCCTTAAGCCTTTCAAGGAGAGTCTGGTGTAGCTTTCGACGAAGCGAATTGTAAACGTCGGATGGAATCTCCTCAAAACATTCTGGGTGAACAGGTTCCAGAATGCCTACTTTCGTAACCAAGGTACGAGTACCTCGAAAGTAGTCATCCGTAAGTGACATAGTTTTACCATGTCGATTTACGATCTTCCTATACATTTTCACGTAAGGAAGGTTCGGCAGCTGCTGGCCATTACGGCGCAGCTCCGAATAGTGAGGAGTTACCTGATGTGATTTGGATTTTGTAATTACCGACAGCGGGAATACGGTATCATTCGACCCTTCAGAAATTACCTGGCCATCATTCAAGGCCGTAAATAATTGGTGAAGAGAAGATACACCATATTCAGTATCCACTGTCGTTTCCATATCACCTCCGGTTTAGTTGTAGTGACCCCCAAACATCTGGGGGTTTAGTACCAATAGAAAAGTCCTACGGGCATGGAGAATTCTCCCCAAGAACCGC